CCGGTCTGAGGTTTACCACGACGCTACACCGGCTCGCTCAGCCCAGAAGCCGCCCTTCGATGATGAAGTACCTTTCTGATGTCAGAAGAACGCATGTCATTCTGGACGGATGTTCTGCGCGATGAAGCAGAGGACCGGCATAATTCTCACAAGGATCATGCCTCCTCTCGTCCTCTGTCACCAGACTATGAGTTCATCGGACTATTAGGTGAAGCCAAGTTCGGTGAACTATCTGGTATCATGCCCGATCTGGAAAGGAAGCTCGGTGGCGACAAGGGGATTGATTTCGTGGTTCCGCTGCGCTTCTCGGTCGATGTCAAAACAGCGAGAAAGGCATTCCATCTAATCCATGAACAGGGCAAACCTGTTGCCGACATATATGTGTTGGCATCATATGATGATGATACAAAGAAAGCATACCTTATCGGCTGGGAATGGGGAGCGAGACTGAAACAAGCTCCTGTTCGGGACTTTGGATATGGAATCATGAATCATTACATCCCGGCAGATAAACTGAAGCCAATGAGCGAATTGAAAAAGAGGATGATGTACCCATGAGCAATCTTCCCCTTTCAGAACAATATAGGCTGGTAGCTAAAAAGTGGGTTGATGCTGATGCCGCCGCTAATATGCTGGAAGAAACAAAGACAGCCATGCTGGCTAGGCTTATGTCACAGCAGATGGTGGTGTCCGGTGACACAACCGTTAGCCGTGCCGAGATGCAAGTAAAGGCATCGCAGGAATGGAATGATTTTATCGCCAGCATGGTGGACGCTCGTAAGAACGCCGCCTTGTTGAAGGTTCAGCTTGAATACATCCGTATGCAGTTCAGCGAATGGCAATCAGCAGAAGCTACGCGCAGGGCGGAGATGAAACTGTGAACGATGATGAAGATGCAGACATCGAACTGGTCCGCGAAATCGCAGAAGCTTTTGATGGTTGTAACCATTACGAGATACTGCGCGCTTTATCCATCTTTCTGTCTTACATGGTCCATGACAAGGAACCATCAGAAGGCATCAAAATGCTACTCAGCCTTGCAATAGCATCCGCTGAACTAGCCTATGAAATTGATGGCGAGCTAATCAATGTGGGTGAGTATCTGCAATGAAGCGCGTTCGCATCACAGCGAAGATGAGGGCCGACATCTTTATGAACCGTGGTGGCGTATGCCATCTATGCAATATGAAAGTAATACCGGGAGAAGACTGGGATGTTAGTCACGAAATACCCTTGGAAGCTGGTGGAAGTGATACTCCTGACAATTGGCTGGTTGCTCACAGGAAGTGTCATCGGCATCACACTGCTACTGTGGACGCTCCACTAATCGCCAAGGTGAAACGCATTCACCAGCGGCACATTGGGGCCAAGAAGTCTCGGACACCCATGCCATTTGGTCGTGGTTCTAAGTTCAAACGAAAAATGGATGGAACAGTGGTCAGGAGAGAAAAGTGAAATTTTTAATCACCATGAACATGCCTAGCGCGCAGGGCTATGCAGTTCACCAAGTCACTATTGAGCATCAGGCAGAGTCCGTCGCGGAGTTCTGTTCGGTGCTTAATAAAGCCGAGTTCATCCTGTGCCGCCAACTCTATCGCCAGAAGAACCTCCGAGGGGAGACAAACTGGCTGGATCGGGGGGACATGGTGATCAACACCTACCACATCGGTAAGGTTCAACAGTTCATTGAGTTTGAAAGAGGGGACTACGAAGATGATGAATCACAAGGACGTACTGAGTACAGCCGTGGTAACGCTGAGGGATCGCGGGGCCCAATACGGCCCCGAAGATCAGCTTTTTGATCGCATCTCACGCATTGCTACAGTAATGTTGGATAAGGTGATCACGCCTTATGATGTCGCCATGATCCATCTGGCTACCAAGATGGCCCGTATTGCCAGCAATACCCGGTATGCTGACAACTATGTGGACGGCGTAAACTACATGGCCTTCGCCGCCCAGTTCGCTGGTATCCAGACCAGCACTGCGGAGGAAGAAGAGATCGCAGCTCTGGCGCGAAAGTTTGCTCCAGCGCCGCACCCTTCTGGCGAAACCCAGCAGGGTCAGCCTGAGTAAGCGTTGCGTTGAGTACGGGGGAGGGTGACTCGGTGCCATCCTCCCCCGGTAGCGTCTAACCAGAAAGGGGCGCGGGGGCGCTACATGAAAGACAACGCACAAACCTTGTTGGAGTTTCCTCCAACTATATGGGAGCTAAAACCGACTTCTTGTCGGTATGTCCTTAACGAAGGAAATCCTGCTTCCTATATCTTTTGCGGGAAACCAAAAGCGGCTTCGTCTTACTGTGCTGAACACTACCGTCTCTGCTATGTCCCCGGTTCTGCCCCTGTCTTTCGTAAGACTAGGAAAGGTGGTCCCAATGAAAGATAAAGTCATATCTCGCGGTTGGCACTGGACCTATGGATGGCTACGTCGCAAAGACGAAGATCGGGCATATGGCTTCTGTTACGAGGAAGCCGATGGTGATCTTATTTACACAGCTAATCCGCGCCATAGAGATAAGGTCTATCTGGAATGCCGCGAGGACTCTAAAACCGGCGAACGCTATCTCTGCTTCTCAACAGAACTGATCAGGTGAATTATGGAAATTACCTTTCATCCTACACGCGAACATCTTGGAGAGTTTCCGCCCATTCCGGCAAAAAAGTTTGTACCGCAATGGTACAAAAACTTACCTGCTGAGATGTTTGATGTGACTGCCGAAAATATGGTGAAGGATGGCGGGTCAACACCGTTTTCGGTCAAACGCTGCGTTCCTGTCCAAGACTTTATGACTGTCGGATATGTTATCCGCAGCAGCTCTGACATTTTTTTGTCAGCCAAAGACGACGAAAACAATTATATTTGGTGGAAACACTCAAGCACAAAAGAAAGCATCGTTGCTCATCACCCTCACGGCCAATGTCCAATTGAAATCAATGGCAGTAGAAAAAGTTATTTCAAGTTGAAAACAGGGTATCGTGTGCAAACACCACCCGGCTATTCTTGCTTGTTTTATCAGTCTCCATATTTTTTTGAAAACCGCTTTACGCTGTTTCCCGGAATCGTTGACACAGATACTTATGATGCAGAGGTTTTGTTTCCCGGCTTTGTTAATGAACGCAGAGCTGATCTAAAAATAGATGCCGGGACACCTCTTGTTTGGGTCTTCCCGTTCAAGCGCGATGACTGGAAAAGCACAATCTCAGATACACTAGATGTGTATGAACAATCCACATTCCGCAACCGTGCCGCAAACTATATCAACGATATATACAAGCGGTTCTTCCACAGCAAAAAAACATTTGACTAGGAAGAGATTAAAATGGCTCAACTACACCTCTTGTTCCCTGTCGTTGTTTATGAGGACACATATGAAAATTCATCTTCAATGAAAGATGTTTTTTCTAAAATTATCTTCCAATATCTTAATGAACGCGGCATGTCGGATGAAAATACCGGACATGTTACGATGCATCACGACAATCTTCTGAAACCATTATTTGGTTTTGCAACTGCGGCTGCAAAAAAATTTGTGGCTCAATATATGATTGATTCTGATTTATTTGATTACCATGTAGTCAAATCTTGGATGAATATGATTGAACACCGTGAAACTCCTCAACACAATCATGCAGATGCTCACATCTCATTTGTTTATTATGTGAATTTGCCAAAAACAAACGATATGCCAATAACCTTCTGTAATTATCCAAATCGCTATGAACCATTTCCATTTATGTCAAAAGTAAACACTCCAACTGAATGGAATGCGATTAATTCATATGCTTGGAGTTTCGCGCCGCAAGAAGGCACAATATTTGTTTTCCCATCAACGTTGTCTCACTATGTTGAAAAACATGATGAAAAACCTGAAACTGGAATACATAACTCAGAAGACTTTATGCGTCACCGTATATCAATCGCGGGAGACATATTACTTACATATAAAGATAAATCAGCCAAGTCACTTGGTTTGCAGCCAATCAAAAACTGGAGAACCTTCTAATGACTAGCATCATGGTAGCTACCCCTATGTATGGCGGTATGTGTACTGG